CCATCCCCGCCTCGATGACAGGCAGCAGTTCGGCCGTGGCGAGCGGCGGCACGCCGAGCGCGTCACCAAGCGCCAGCGCCGCCGACAGGTCCCAACCGATCACCGCGCCGGGCAGCACGCGGAGTTGGCCGCCGAGCCGACCGACAAGGTCCCAGACCTGCCAGCCCTCATCCGTCCAGGGGCAATTCAGCCGCGCCGGGCAGTCTTGGCAGGTTTGCGCGCAAGCTTCGCAGTATCGCTCGCCCCCGCCGAAGGACCATTCGGCGAGAGCGCGGAGGCGTTTTTTTCCTGCTCCAGCAGCAGGCCTTTGGAGACGTAGGTCAGCTGGAAGGCCTCGAAGATCGGCCAGACGTCGAGCAGCGCGTCGATGGCCTCCGGGCTCGGATCGATGGGCTTGCCGTCGGCGTCGCCGATGCCGTCCCAGGCGAGCACGGCCCGCCGCGCCAGAGCCTTGGCGAAGGCGACCGCGCGTTCCTCGTCCGACGCCTCCTCGGTCACCGCCTCCACCGCCGGGTCGCTGCGCGTCGCCACCATCAGGGCCGTGGTCAGCGGGCGGAGCTGCACCCGGACGCCGGCGGCGAGGTCATGCCAGCGTGGCGCGTTGGTCAGATCGAGCGTGAGCATCCTCAATAGTATCCGTTTCGATCAAGGGGCAATCTCGGCCCATTTCCGGTCGTCCCGGATCAGGGCGTTGGCGAGGACGATGAGCTTGCGCATCACCGCCGTGATCGCGACCTTCCAGGGCTTTCCGCCCTCGTAGAGCGCGAGGTAGATTTTCCTGAGCGGCGCGTTGTATCGGGTTGCAATGACGGCCGGCATGAACAGCAGTGTGCGCAGCCCGTGGCGACCGCCGAAGATGCGGGCCTTGCCCTTCCAACTCCCCGACTGCCGGGTGACCGGGGCGAGACCGGCCAGGCTCGCGGCCTCTTTCGGGGTCATCGTGCCGAGCTCGGGCATGTCCACGATCATCGCCGTCGCGGCCACCGGTCCGATGCCGCGTATGGACATCAGGATCTCGTAGCGCCGGGCCAGTTCGGGGTCGGCCTTGATCAGGCGGACCAGCTCGGCGTCGATCTGGGCGATCTGCCTGTCGATCTGCCGTTCCCGTGCCTTGAGCTGGGCCACGACCATCCTGTTGCGTGCCGTGTCCAGCCGGTTCCGGCAGGCGGTGCGATCCTTGATCAGGGCCACGCGCGCGACATGCAGCTCCTTGATTTCATGCATGCTCTTGCTGCGGACCGGCGTCGGCTCCAGGGCTAGGGTCGCTCCCATATGCGCAAGCATCCGGGCATCGACCCGGTCGGTCTTGGCGATGTTCCCGGTCGCCTGCGCATAGCGACGCGCGCGCGAGGGGTTGACCTTGACCGGCCCGTGTCCCGCCTTCGAGAGCGCCGCCTCGAGGTCGCGATGAAAGCGTCCCGTCGCCTCGTAGATGACACGGACCGGATCGGCCCCGAGCCATCTGCAGAGCGCCTTGAGCCCGTCCCTGTCGTTCGAAAACCGCATGTGCCTGCGGTCGGAAAGGCGCCAGACTTCGAGACTGGCTTTGGAAATGTCCACCCCGATGGTATCGTTCATTGCTTTTCGTCTCCTGGCCTTGTCATGCGGGGCAACGGGCAGACCGTTCCCCAGGTATCCGTTCAGGACATGCGAAAAGCGGGGGGTGACCAAACTACTGACCGGCCCTGATGAGACCACCTCCATAACGGCCCGGCCCCCCGCTGCTTCCCGGCATGTTTGGGGTGCCGGGAAGCAGCTCCCGTATCGCACGGGAACCGGGGTCTGGATTAAGACAACACCTCAATGTCGTTGATCAGGGTGGCGGTGCACATCCGGCCGACCACGCCGTCGCGCGCGGCCTGCCAGTCGAAGGTCGCCTGCACGCCCTGCGGCCCGGAAATCTCGATCCGCGGGCGCGGTAGGTAGACCGCGTGCACCGTGAAGGTGAAGCTCTCGCCGGAGGGCAGGACGTAGGCGAATTCCATCTCGCAGGCCTCGCCGTTGATCGCCTGCGTTACCAGCGTCTGGTCGGCGAACCGCACCTCGATCCGACCGGTCAGCGCCGCGATGGACGGGTCCGCACCATCGATCCGCCCGTCCGAGCGGATCGTCTCGATCCGGTCGAGATTGTTGGCATAGGTGATCTCGGCCGAGACCACGTTGCCGAGTGCGGTGCCATTGCGGGTGATCGCCCCGTTGAAATGGCCGAAGCGCTTCAGTTCCAGCGCGGCGGGTGTACCTGCGCTGGTCGTCGTGCCCACCGTCTCGCCCTGCGCCACCAATCGGGCCGTCGCGGTCAGCAAGCCCGTGCGCTGCATTTGCCAGGTGATCTGGTCGAGCACGCAGCCCGAGTACATCGCGTATCGCGGAACCTCTGGCATGCCGGTCTCGATCGACATCGAGGGCAGCGTCCACGAGCCCGACTGGAACTCGTGGCTGTATGGCGCCTCCACGCCCGTGGTCGTGGGCGCTCCGAAGGCCGCCTTCAGCCAGAAGCCGAAGGCCTCGGCGTCGAGCGGCACGACGACATCGCCGTCGGCCGTGACCGCATCCTTGATTGGCGCCAGCGGATCGCGGCCGTAGCCGAGAAGCTCCGAGTTCAGCAGCGGCTGCTCAGCGCCGAGCGAGGCGCTGGCGAAGGGCATCTTCGTGAAGCCGCTCGCGGGCGGCGTGCCATAGACGGTCTCGAACGCAAGCGCCATCAGCGCCCGCGCCCCCTGGGCTCGTGCCATGGTGTTCTCCTCGGGTTGTTGGGGTCAGCCGAGCGGATCGGCCGTGGAATAGTGCAGCACCACCGGGATCATGGCGGCCTTCAGGCTGACCGCCCCCTCGACCGGCAGATCGACCGGCCGCGGCGCTTCCGCCTCGACCCAATCGCAGAGCCCGCCCAGCGTGCGGTCGGCGGCGAGCGCCGCACCGATGCTAGCGCAGAGCGCGTCAAAGGCAGCGTCGCGGTCAGGGCGCTGCACGACCGCCTCGATCTCGGCCTGGTGCTGGTAGTGGTAGCGCAGCGGCGACAGCGTCACCTCCGGCTCCCCCGGTTCGCCATCGCGCAAGATCAGCAGCCCATCGGTCGGGACACGCTCGGGCAGCACGTCGCCGCGCAGGGCGGTGGCGGGCAGCGCCGAGAGCCGCGCGTGCAGCGTGGCGAGGATGGTTTCGCTTGGGGTGGGCATGCGATATCCCTGCATTGAGTGCAGCGACGGCACTAGTTAATAGATCAAGGCCGTATCCTTGACCCGAGGTTCAATTGAGCAATTTCGGTATCGATGCGAGTGCCGGTCGCGGCACCAAGTCTTAAGAGGGTGGAAAATGGGCGGAGACGACGCCAATCATTTTGCCAAGTGCATCGGTGCCGGCGTCGCCGAGGCATTCAAGACGTGCCGCTTTTTTCTAGGTGTTGAGACCGAAGCATTCGAAAATGCCGACATTCATCCAGAATATGTTACGACCGTGGAAGTCGCCAAACAGCTCACGGGTGTTGATCGCTACGTAAGCCTCGAAACTCACATGAAGGATCTGCGTGTTGAAGCCGGGAAACTGGCGCGAATGCGGAATCTGAGAAATCGGCAAGCATGGTCAAAGATCGCTAATGTTCTAGAGCAGTATAGGTTTGGCAAGAAGGACTCATTTCGGGTTGATATTGTGGTGCGTCCGTCAGCGGGGGATCAACCACCACTCCTGTTGGCTGAGGCAAAGCTTGGTGTCGGCAACGTTGCAGGCATAATCAAGGATATTGACCGGGTGATCCGGCTGCTCATGATGTATCAGCAACTGGAGCTTCTCAATGAAAATCCTGTTTACGGTGCCGTACTTTTCCATTCGGCCAAACAGGGCGGAGAAGATGATGCCGCTGCGTTGGCCGCGCAGAAGCTACTTGCAACCGTTGACTCATACCTTTCGTCCTTGAAGGCAAAGCATCCTTGGCTTCATGCCAAGACCGGACTGCTCTCAGCCGAAGCAAATCATCAGCCTGTCCAAGGTTACTGGGAACAGTACGGCGAAAACGAAGGCGATGGAGAAATGGTCTTCGCGAAGACAAGCTTCACGTTTGTACCAGGTTTGGTGCTCTTGAGTCACCGATCGGACGTCGACAACGTCGCATTCTAGTGGAGCTTCGGGGCGCACCGATCGGTTTCAGCATCCTCCTAGACCAATCGCCGCTCCACCCAGTTCGCCACGATCAGCGCCGGCACGCTGTCGTGCGCCTCCGCAGCGTCCCGGTCGAGATCGAGCCGCTTTGGCAACTTGACCTGCGGGACCAGCAGGAAGATCGGCGCGGTGACCTGGTTGCGACCGGTCTTCGAGCGTGACGCCACCGCCTGGCCGCGGGTGTTGATGCGGGCGCGGTCGGCGACCAGCAGGCTCGGGCCGCGGCGGCGGTAGACGAAACGGAGACGCAGGCCGCGGCGCCGCTCCCATTCGCCGGGGGTGATCTTGCCGCCACGCAGGCCACGCCCGGCGGCCTCGGTCGGGATCGCGAGCCAGAACCCGTCTTTCGAGCGGATCAGCGGGCCGGTGTCGTGGGCGCCGACGATGACCGGGGCCTTGGACCAGACCAGCGCCGCAGCGTTGAGGCTTTCGCCGGCCTTCGGATAGGTCTGGCTCCGGATCGAGTTCGCCAGCCGCCGACCTAGCCCCGCGCCTGTGATCTGGCCGCGCCAAGCGGTCTTCAGCCCGGTGCCGGCCTCGCGCATCGCGCCGGTGACGGCCTTCTCGCCGGCCTTCACCTCGGCAGCCATAGCGACCACGAGATCGGGCGTGATGTCGAGCTTCAGTTTCATCGCTGTTAGACCGGGCGCAGATCCACGGTCCAGACCAGCCGCTCGCGGTCACGGACGGGCTCGCCCTGGATGAGGAAGGCCTCGCCGTCGATCTCTATGCGGTCGCCCGGGCGCGGGTTCGCCACCTCGGCAAGGCGCAGATCCAGCCGGGTGGTCTCCGACCAGATGCGCGCCTCGCCGAAGCCGGTGACGTCGTCGGGCCGCCGCAGGATCGCGCGGACCAGCACCGGCGCGCCGCCCTCGGCAGTGTAGATGACGTCGCGCGCCAGATGCGCGTCCGCGAAGAGCGCATCGAGAGCGGCGGCGAAGGCGGTCATCAGAAGCTGCCGTTCAGGCGCACCCGACCGATGGTGTCGCCCGCGCCGCCCGCCACCGCCTCGATGGCGACGCCGATGAGCGTGTTGTCGGTGGCAACGGTCGTGCAGCGCTTGTTGGTGTCGTCCCAGTACACCTTGGCGCCGACGGTCCAGGCCTGCGAGCCGATCTTGGTGAGGTCGAAGACGCCTGTGAGTGCGGCCTCGACGGTCGCGCCGCTCGCTGCATCGCCGGCCGCTACGCCGAAGATGGAGCCGACGAGCAGGCCATCGCCGGAGATCACGGCATAGGGCGCGGTCAGAGTCAGGGTATTGCCGGGCTGGACGTAGTTCTTCATCGCGGGGTCCTCTTGGATAGGACGACGGGCGGCTCATCGAGACCGCCCGTGCATCAGGGATCAGGGTTCAGGGGGTGGCCCGGCTTACGCGCCGGGGTTCTTGTAGAGGCCGCGCCAGTCGATGGCCTTGGCGCCGAAGTCGAGGCGGCACTTGATCTCGACGCCGTCGACGTCGAAGCCGTTGCGCGTCTCGATATACGCGCCCTGCTGGCCCTCGAGATAGGCGTACTCGATGGTGTCGATCTGGTTCGGGCTGGCCGCCAGGTACCACGCCGTCTCGCTGGCCGCGTCGAGCCGGGGCTCGGCGATCGGCGAGAGCGTGCGGATCGACTGCGGCACCACGTTGCCGCTCTGCGCAGGCACGAGGTTCTGGGCGACCAGCTGTTCGGCCTTCAGCTCCAGCGCCGCCGGCACGATCAGGAAGGCGGGTCGGATGTTCAGCACCGTCTTCTTGTCGAGCCCGGTCTGCTTGCGCATCGCCGCCCGCGCGAGGCCCACGCTGTCGACCCCGAGCGCCGCGCCGCTGCCGGCGAGGTTCTTGTGGGTCGAATGGAACAGCGCCGTGCCGTCCGCCATGGCCGGGTTCGACGTCACGATGTCCCAGACCACGTCCGACTCCAGCTGCGCGATGGAGTTGCCGTACATCGCCGGGATGCGGGTGAAGGCGTCGAGATCGTCGTTGATCAGCACCTGCCGGGTGATGGCGACGACGCGGCCGTAGGTCTCGATGCGGTAGCTCTCCTTGCTCTCGCCGAGCGTGCCGCGCTTGAACTCGCCGCTCTCGCCGACCTTCAGGAGCTGCGGCGCCTCGCCCAGCTGCACCCGGTGCATGGCCTTGAAGTCGGTCGCCAGCACCTGCCGGCAGAAGAGCGGGAAGGTCCGCGGATAGGCCTCATAGGCCTGGCGCAGCGTCTTGTTGGTGACGGCCGCGAGGATCTCGGGGAAGTCCGAGGTCGAGTGCAGCGCGCGCGTCGCCACCTCGTCGCGCGACAGGCCGCGGGTGCTGGCGCCCGCCGTCTCGAGGCTTTCGCGGGCGAGTTCCATCAGCGTCATGCCACGGTACTCGCGCGCGGCGTCCTCCAGCGGGAAGAGCGTCGGGCTGTAGCGGTGCAGGAGCGCGTTCGAGATCGCCTCGCGCCGCGTGACCGTGGCGTCCCGCCCGCCGAGCGGGATCGAGACATGGGGGAAGGTCCGGGTCTCGTCGGCCTTCGCCGCGACCTGG